TTGATGATGGCTTATTGTTGGATCTTACATTTTCGTTCGAAGGGTATGAATTCGATGGCATCGTATAACGGGTTTATTGCAAATTTTATTTCGACTGTATATGGTGATGATTTTATCTATACTGTGTCGGAGGCTGCGTCGTCGTTCGATGGATTGGTTTACGCGGAATTTTCTGGTACTCTTGGAGTCCAGGTGACCGCTGCGGATAAGTCGGGCAACATTGCGAAGTGGGTACCTTTTGAAGAATTGTCGCTTTTGAAGCGTTCATTTGTCAAAAATCCATTTGGGCATGACTCGATATTCGTGGGGCCACTGGAGAAAGAAGTTATTGAGGAGATTCCGCGTTGGTACTGGAATGGAGCTGCTGATGTTGACATCGTGTCGACTATTTCCAATGCTCTGAGATCTGCTGCTTTGTGGGGACGTACGTATTATGATTTTTACGTTAGTGAACTGTATAAGTCCGAGGTCGGAAAAGCGTGTGTTGCTCAAATGAACACGGAGGACATCTTTACAGATGTAGCATCTCAATATGGTCTATCCACCATACCACAAATGGATAAACGTGATGTCATTGCCTTTTACATGGCTGACCAAGACACCCAACATGATCATAAATTTTTGTCTAATCTGTATAAATTGCCGAGATGGACGTATAAGACCACGTTCGGGAAGGAGGTGCTGGTGATGTCATCGGAGCATGCTTACGGCGTCGAAAAGGCGAATCACTTTCATCAGTGTGGCAAAATCAAGGAGATTTTGTCCAAACCACCAGGTGGTGCAGCTGGAATGATTCACAAAATTGACGGCGTGGAGTACCGGGCTTCGTGGGAAGCGGAGAGGGAGAGTGTCATGGAGAATGTCATCAAACAGAAATTTGCTTTGCCGAAGATGCAAGAATTACTTCTTGCAACCGGAGATGCGATACTTGTGGAAGCTTCGCCATCTGACAAATTCTGGGGTGCTGGACTTACAGTCGTAGCGGCACGTTCCATGAATGCTCTAACATTTCCTGGCAAGAACACTTTGGGGAAGATCCTCATGAGTGTTCGTGCTGGGAATTAGTAAGGTTTTAGATAATCCGAGCTGATTATCTAAAGGCGTATAAAACTTTTATAGCGATTAGACAATTGTTTAGTGTGCATAACTCGTTGTGTGGAATTATTTTCACTGTTACTTACGTATTATTTATTTTAATATTGTATTTTATTTTATTGTACCAATTACAATGGCTGAGGCTAATGCGGTTGGTGATAATGTCGCGACGCTTAACGTCGAACGGATCTCTATGGAGGGAGACCATAGTGCTGGCCGTACTATGCGGACAGGTGACATTCAGCCGACATCTCGTATGTCAGTTGAGCAAATTCTCCAACATGAGACGCAATTGCTTGACATAACGATTGACTCTACCACTAATGTGGGAGCCATTCTGTATGCCACGGAAATTGCGCCGCTGTCATTGCAATCCGATGTCACGACAAGAGTCGAGTGGATGTCGCGGTTGTATCGATTTTGGAAGGGAGCGATCTTATTTCGTTTTATTTTTACTAAGACAATTTTGCAACAGTTCAAAATCATGGCTGTCTTCGTTCCAGGTGGACGAGTGACAGATACCCCCCCCACCCCTCAACAGGCTTACTATTACACTCACAAGGCAATATTCAATCCTGCTAATGAGACTGAGGCTACTATTGAGATCCCGTTCGTGTCAACACGTGCTTTCCATGAGATGTCAGAGTCGACAGGCATGTTTTATGTGATGGTGTATCAGCCGTTGGTTGTGTCTTTTCAGACAAGTACGACTGATATCACTGCGATGTACATAAAAATGTTTGTGGCTGGGAAATCTCTGGAATACCACGAGTTTGTGCCGTTACCGGATATCAGTGGTGAGGCTGAGGTCACTATGGGCAATAAATGGTTGTGGACTATATCTGAAAATAACCCAGCTATTGACTGGGCCACTGGTGGATCTCCTAGTACTGCATCTTTTATTTCTGATTCCGGTGCTTCGATGAATTGTACTATGCATGGTGGTTGTTCTTTTACTGGAGCTCAGACTTTTAATGTTGGGACACCTATAGCAATAACCAACACTGGAGCTTCTGTAACTTATAATCGTTCGTCGTGTCGTACTTTGTGGGGTATTCCAAATGGATCTGGGGTTTCGCGTCAAGTCGTTATTTGTACGAGTGCTGTGACTGCATCAACTGCTGCTGGTAAAAACATTATGTTTACCATTGGTGTGAATGCTGATGGTTGTTGGATGCAGGTGAATACCACTCAGGCTATGTCACCAGTTGTGTTCGCATCTCTTTCGTCGTTCTCTGATGATCTGTCATTGTTGTTTACGTATTCGAAATCTGTAGAAGAAATGTTCGAGGAGATGATGGTGGCGCGTGGATTTATTTCTCGTGCTGAGATTACACTCAGACAAGAAATTGACGAGGATGAAGATCAGTGTGGTTACACGATAAGAGGTCGTGCACATGCGGGTGATGATGAAGGTCTGATTGAAGGTGTCGAAAATCTTGGACTTGATGAAGAGGAAGGCGCAGCAGGAGGTGAATGTGAACACCAGTGCGGCGTGGATTCTATGGATATGGTTCTTTTGAACTCGTACCATAAGGATTACGCAGTGATGGCAGATCATTTCACTGACCTACTTGAGCCCAATTCGGCAATCTTGTTCCACCAGGACCAATTTGGGACTGGAATTGATGAGTGGAATTCGTCGTACCCGTTTTATGTGTATCCGATATCAGATCTG